CTATAATTTATCATTTTCAACTGCATGCCAAAAATCATTTTCATGAATAATAAGGATAGACTTCCCTTTTTTTCTTAAATCCATTGCCTGCTCAACTTTTCTTCCATAGCACGAAAAAGCCCAGCAAGGGTTCCCATTATTTCCTATAACCAAGTATTTAGTATCTTTTATTACAGAGTCCTTAAATTTTCCTTCTAAAGATTCAACAATATTTTGAATATCGGCTCTTTTAAATCTTGATGATATTCCTGTAAAGCAAAATAAATTATTCTTAAAATAAATGTCAGGATCAACGCTACATAAACCTTCAATTTTTATAGTTTCTTTAAGCTTAATAATTTCATCTGCATCTATATTTACACTATTGTTAAAATCAATAAAGTCACTAAAGAATACTTTTAAAATCTCTTTTTCTTTTTCATCTATGATACCATCTGACAAAACGGAGGAAATTATAGAAAACAATTCATCATATGGGTACAGCCCCTTTAAGTGATGATTTTCAAAACTCCAATCCCTTAAACCTTCAATTTCATCTGTGGTTATTTCATTATCAGCTAATATCCCATGCATTATACCATGCAGCTGCTGTATATCTGCCGTAATTATATTATAATATTTGCTTGTGCCTTTAAAATTATCACATGCCCATAATATATCCTGAATTTCACTTTCAGTTAATATATTATCTTCAATTGATGTTTGTATTAATGGTATAATCTCGTCAAAAGGCTTTCTGTAAATCATTTCTTTGTATTGATCACACCAATTACTTAGTTCAACTATTTCGTATAAATTAACTTTTTCATCAATAGCAATTCCGGTAATTATCCCCTCTAATACATTAATTGCCTTATCAAGTTCACTTTTAAATGTGTATCTTGCATACTCCATTTCTTCATAATTAGCAATTGTCATAATATACCTCCACTAATATTTTATATCATAAAGTTACTATACTTTGTAAATTATTACAATAAAAAGTATAAAAATTATTTCATTATGATATTAAAGAGAGGTTTTGAGCAAAAAAAAAATTAAGCCCCTGAAATTAATTCCAGAGGCTATATTGATGGCTTTTATTTATCTGAATTATCTATAATTTTGTTACCCGCAGTATCAACCGCACCTTTAAACAGTGCGATAGCTTTCTGTAAGAAGGCAGGAATAGGAGCACCCATCTTTCCCGCATTTTCAATTACGCTACCCAACTCTGTGAGTATGTACCATACTAATACAATAGGGCACAAAAGCACTGTATAAGTAAAAGGGAGTTGTATTCCGGTTATATTATTTATTACAGTGCCTATTACTATGTCCAATAGTGCTGCAACCAATACAACAACAATGCATCCAGCTTTATGCCATATTCCTTCCCTCCCCCGTTTGGAACTCCATTCTCCTTTTTTTGCAGCTGCCGCAGACCCGGATATCCAGTCTCCTGCCAAACAAGCAACAAAGGCTACTACTAACCAGCCAAACCATCCTAATGCCGCTGATATTCCCGCAAATACTGCTGTTACTGTCATTTTAAATGCATTAATTTTTTCCATCTTATTTCCCTCCATAACTTTTAGCTATTTTTATTATTAAAGCCGGAAAACTAGGATCTATATCCCTCTTCCCCAACCAAAACTTATAAGAAGTATCAACCTTCTCCGCAACAATTTTCAAAGCCTCTTCAAACGTCATTTCGATTGCTACGTTTACTTTGTTTCTGAATACTTCCCATTCCTTCGGATTATCAACAAACCATTTGGGACATATTTTCCCCGTTACATCATAGTGCCTTATAATGTCTGCTAATGGGTTAAGGTTGTATCTTCTGCATATGTCGGCACACAACTCAATTAATGCATTGTAGGTAGTTTCCTTAAACTTACCTGTTGTATCCGGATGGCAGCACTCAATTGATATGCTGTAAGGGTTAGCACTGTTTGTACAAATTGATTGTTCTTTTTCGGGAATACAGCGGATTATTTCTCCTTGTAATCCGATAATATAATGACTGCTGGCTTTTGTAGTCCTTGATTTACTAAGACTTTCAAAATAGTTTCTGTTTGCCAATGCTGTGCTGTTGGGATTGCCTACATAGTGTACTGCTATTTTTGTAACATTTATTTTTGTTTGCTGCCTATTGTATAGGCTGGGAGTTAAAAGCATTTCTGTTATTTTCATAATTTAAATTCCTTCCTTCTTTAATTTTTAAGCAATATAAAAGGACTACCCATTTTGAGTAATCCTTTTATATTTTAAAGTTTTATTTATTTTTCTAACCATTCACAGATTGCCAAGTCCCAACTGCTGTCTTTGCCAGTCAGCCATTGTATAGTTTTGACTATCTTATCATCTTTAAAATTACACCAATTAAAATACAGCCTTGATGTTCTATATCCGCAGATGCTTTCAAAAGATGTACTATAAAATCCATGCCATTTTACATCAGGATACAAAGTTATAACTGTTGTATATATTTTCTCAGCAAACTGTTTTACCTGCTCTGTAGCTTTCTTCTTTTCAGAATACTTATATTCACCGAACTGAATTTCTTGAAATAACTGATAATTTGCATCAGCCTGAACCTCATAATAATCGGATTTTTTTATCACTTTGTACTTTATTTCCGCTGTACCTATATCTGTTTCAATTACTCCATAATCCTCCTGCAATATGTTTTCAACTTTTTTTAGTTCAACCCCGTCATTTTTATTATCTGCTGCTATAGCTACAAAACTAAGGTTAATTATCCCACACAAAACTAACATTAAAGCTAATACTTTTTTCATACCTTTTTACCTCCATTTTTTATTAATATTTTAACACAATTTGTATTGTTTTGAAATGTATATTTTGTGCCATATATGAATACATTTATTAATAATATAATTGTATCCGGAGGTATTGAATATGACAGCGGATAAAAAAGACTTTATTGTAACCAAAAGCAAAAACGAATCAGTTACATTTACGGTACGTATGGACAAAACATTGCAGGCAAAATTAGATGATCTTTCCTCCAAATCAGACCGAAGCCGGAATGAATTGATATCTCTCTGCATCAAATATGCGTTGGATAATTTAAAATTCATAGACGATTAATATACTTTAATGCCTATCCCTCCTTTTTTATGTTCTAATAGCTCCGCCATTGCTTACTTGCTCTGCTGTAGTGGCTGTAGGTTGCGTTCCGACTTTGCCTAAAGTACCAGCATTGCTTGCAATTAATGCTACACCATTTCCGGAGCCGCCGTTATTATAGGACAGCACATTGCTGTTTGCTACTCCTATAGCATAATTTATATTACTAACATTACAATTAAGTATATTGCCGTTGCATGCATAAGCCCAAATTCCATAACTACCAGCTACATAACTTACTGGCTCTATTCTGCAATATTGTACAATAAATAAATTACTTCCGCTTATGAGTCTAATCGAAAACTCTCCGTTTCCGGAATACGTTGTTTTTATACCTTGCAGCAAAAAACTATTAGCACAGTTATGCCCTCCAATAATTATTTTGCCTGTTACTATGTAATTAACACTATCTGCTAAATTACCGGCTCCAATTATTCGTATCCCACCGCTGCCGGAAAAACCATTAATAATAAGTTCTTCATTGTATGTACCGGCGGCAACGTAAATAGTAACAACATGGTTTACGATTTGAGGTATCATGCTTATCGCTTTGCTTATAGTTAAAAAAGCATGGGCTGAGTCATTAGCAGAGCCATCATTTGCATTTGAGCCGTCTGTCCGAACGTAATATGTTATATTATTGGTAGTTTTAAAAGGTACTTTATTATTAATTGCTGCATTAACTTCATTTATTGCATCCACGCAATTTTGAGAGGTTGTATTTAATGTTCCTGTTCCAACTTTATTTGTTAGGGCAACAACGTCTATTGCTTCTAATTCTTCCTTTAACTGCTGTAGTATTGCAAATTCCGTTGTGCTTTGGACTGCCGAAGGGTTAATAAGATCAGACACTACAATAAAACTAAATTGAGATGTAGTTAATCTTTCGCCATCTGCTCCCATTAACTGCACACTTGCGAAAACGGTTCCTGCTATTGCTATTTCGTTTGTGCCTAAATTATATGTAAATCCTATATCTGTACTAATTAAATTACCCTGAACCACATTGCCATCAGCTTTTAAAAATGTAATAGTTGCGGTTATTACTTTTGTGTAATCTATTTCTGCACTTCCATCAAAAATCCGGATGGCGAATTTATTAACCTTACAATCGTTTTGTACTAAGCTTATGTTGCTATTAATGTAATTTTGCTCTGATATGTCCAAAACTATATCGTATGTATTTACAATCATTTATTTAGCTCCCTTCCTTTAAACTAAGCCTAAGTCCTGCAATGCATTTAATATGTCTTTTAATTTGTTGTATGTATTAGTCATATCTTGCTTCATGTGGTTTAGCATATTTACCTCGTTACTGGAATATGTACTGTCTGGTGATTCCGTTGTTTGCAAACTGCTCATATCGCTAATACTCGTTTGGGTTCGTGCGGTACTGCCGAAAAATCCTAAATTACCCGATAAAGATGTTGTACCTGTAACGCTCAATGTAGTAAAATTACCAGTACTGCCACTTGAAGGAGTTGTGTTATAGCTAATTTTTCCTAAAATGACATGGCTTGAACTTGTAACAGCTAATAATACTCTATCGCCCACCGTTGGCATATATCCATCTAAATATGCATATTGTTTTTCACTTGCTGTTTCTTCTCCGTCAAATTGTATTTTGGCTGTACCGTTTGTAAATAAATCTGATACTATTCCTAATTTAAATACGGCCTGACTTTCTGCATCGCTTACTTGCTGTATAAACTGCGCTGAACTAGGCACATCACTCATATTTTTATCACCCTCCTTAAATTGTGGCTCATTTTGCCGCCAGCTTGTAACTCCATGCTCCAGCTTGTTTCCGTAAATTTTTCTTTAATATTTAATGTGGAATGCTCAACGTAGATGATATCCGAAAATGTATGATGTGGCATACAACAAGTAGAAAACATAAAACTTCCATAAATCTGACTATCGTTATACGCTAATCTTTTTACATATGCATCTAATGTATCTTGGTCGCTTATATCATTTATAGTTACAAATTTAGTTATTGTTCTATTTCTGTTTATTGTGCTTGTAATTGATGTAGGCAAATCATTTGTATACTTACTTGTAATTGGTATTTTCTCCGCGTTCGAAGCTGTTACAATCCATTTGTTAGGTACATTGAACACATCTAAAGTTTCCTGAACTCCATTACCGAATACACTTAAAAAGTCTGTTTTGTATGAATATTCAACCTCCCTCTGAGTTGGTAATATATAAGGCACCGAAGTAAAATATCCATTTTCATCAACCCAAACAGATGTATAATTTATTTCCATTAACAAACTATTTATTGCTTCCAGTTTTGTAGTACCGATTTCAAATTCTTTATCTACATTAATAACAGCAGCCGAATGAGTTATATTTATTTTGTTTATATTAGCAGAATTAAGTATAGTGTTTATTGCATCTGTATATAATGTATTGGCAGATATAATATATCTATTGTCAAACTTATCTTCTTTCAGTATTACCGAACTGTCATATGCTTCTACATCACGCCAAACATTTAAATAATCTTCTTTTCTTGTAGGACTGTATAATAAAAATACTCCCAAATTCCACTCAACGAAAGCATCATTAGGCATTCTCAACATAAATACAGGTTGAATTTTGTCATTTAACCAGTCTAAGTCCTTAAACTCTCCCTCTTTAAATCTAAAATTTGCTGTTCTTTTTATTTCCGCCAAAGAATCAAAATTAATTGTATTCCCTGAAGGTGTAGTAGATATTTCACCTATCTTATTTTCATGCTTGTTTAAGACATTGACTTTATATTTTATTTCTCTACCTCCGTTCCTGTAGTGAAGCTGATTAATAACATCGGCTTCACTATGTCCACCTAATGCTAAATTAAGCATCTATTACACCTCTACTTCCTCTTTGTAATCAACGGCATCTATTGTTAAATTTACAGTGTAGCCTATAACATTTTCTATAGCTGCATACCCTGTTATTTTTGCAAACATTTTACGTCTACTATCTTTGTAGAGTATAATGTTTTTTAGATTTATAATGCTATTAAGGTTTAGGAAATCCGCCTCTAAATCTACCCAAAAAGTCAAATAAATCTGATTATATTCAAATTCCGAAAATTCTGTTACTGAATATTTCCTTCCAGTAAAATAGTTTGTAGTATTAATTAAATTTTTTGTTATACTTTTATTTGGTTTGTCACCTAAATTATGTTTTACAACAAATACATTGTTGCAATCTAAAACCGATAGCATAACGGGATTTTGTATTGCCGGTGAATATATATCTAAAATATTGCTATCGTTATAGGCTTCATTAGAGTTAACGCAGCGTATAAAGTATTTATATTTTTTATTGCTTTCGATTGCATAGTCTGCAATTTCATTATTTGCAGTCTTTTTTATACAAATGTAATTATTTTTATGGTATTCCGATCTATATAACAATAAATAACTGTTATCTGCGATATTGCTTATAGCTGTAATATTGTAACTTTTTTTCACCAAAACCAATGTGGGTTTAGCCGGCTTTGTAGTGGTTATGGTAAAATTTGTACTTCCCCAGCCGCTCCATAAGTCATATTCATTTTTTACTCTTACTTGCGCGGTGTAGTCTCCATCTTCCAGAAACTCAGAGACTTTATGTAATTTGGTTGATATGCTGGCTACGTTTTCGGTATCAAATACTATATTGCTATTTCGCAATATTTGAAGCTGATATATTTGTTGATTGCTAGAAGTCCATAACACTGTAGGTCTTGCTGTTCCGCTTGTCACGCTAACTATGTTAGGTATTGCAGGACTGCCAATTGCATAAAATGTACTAATGTCGCTTTCTGGACTTGCTTCATCGTATTCGTTGTATGTTTTTACTTTCCAGTAAATATTCCCAGATGGCAAAGTATTAGCTGGCATATCATGATAATTGTTAGAGGTTGTTTGGCTTACTGTAGTCCATGTTGTCCCATTAGTGCTCCACAGTAAATTAAAAGATTTTTGAGTGCCGCCAACGCTACTATTATAATTCCAGCTAAACTTAATAGTTGTATTATTACTTATAAAATTACCAATTGGAGCTAGCGGTGTTGGTTGGTCTGGCGGTACATCTTCGTATATAACAGTCAGCATCGGTGGATTAGCACTGCCATATCCGGCAATTTCAAAATAATGTTCGTTGCTCTCAGCTGCAAAACTTACCACTTTTGCAGCTAAAACATTTAATGTATCTTCGTAAAAGGCCGGGATTGTAGCCCCATTATAAAAAGTTCTTGATTTGGTAGAACTATACCCATAGCCCTTAGTTGCATCGAATGTAAGCATAGACAGATTTACATCCGAATCGGTAGAACCAATATTTATCCTTGCCCAGTCGTTATAATAATTTACGCTGCTTACATAATATTTTAAAGTAATATTTGTAACTTTTTTTCTTATTGGCAAGGTGGAATCGTTAAATTTTGCATACCCTGTGTATCTTTTTACGGTTCCGGTCATGGTTGTGGGGTTTTGCCCTGTTTTTACTATGCTACTAGGGTAATTAGTATACCTATTGTCTGCATCTGTATAACAGCTGCCAACACAAGCCAATGTAATTGTATGCTGTGCCATTATGCTATTACCACCCTTCCCGCTCTATTAGTTTGGACTATGTTTTTAGTCATATTTACTACGTCTGTAAGTTCTTTTACATTTTTTGCATCTATTACAACACTGCCAATTTTATAAGTATCACCGCCATTATTTCCGCTTACAGAATAATCAGAGCTATCTCCAAATACATTGCCTGATTTAGGTAATAACGTTTTGTTCATGTTGACTGATACACTTTTTATTTCATCCTCGAATCCAACTCCAATACCTTGAGCCATGTATTTTCCTACTTCATCAGCTAAAACTCTGGATGGAGACTGTATCCCTAACGCTTCTTTTATATTGTCAACAATATTTCCTGCAAATCCCAAAATTTTATCTTTCAGCCATTTTGCAGTATTTTTTATACCCTCCCATATGCCCTTTACAATGTTTTCTCCCGTTTCTATCATCTTTTCAGGCAAGTCTTTAAACCAATCAATTATGCTTTTAACAAAATCAGGTATTTTTACTGTAAAGAAATCTATTATCCCTTGCACAAATTTATTTATAAATTCTCTGAATGCCTCACAATTATCATATAGCAGCTTAAATGCTCCTGCGAACGGATTCACTAATAGTAATAATAACCCTTGCCAATTATTTTTTACAAAATCTACAACTGCCCAAAATGCATCAACTACTGCATCTATAGCAGTTACTACCATTACCTTAATAGCCTCCCATATTAGGGTAATGGCCTCCCTAAAATTATCGTTTGTATTCCATAGCACTATTAATGCTGTTATAAGTCCTGCAATAAGTGCAACTATTAAAACAATCGGGTTAGCCACTAAAACTCCGTTAAATAATGCTTGTGCCACTGTAGCACCTTCTGTAGCTGCCTGAAATGCTTTTACTCCTTTTACTATGTCAGTAAGAGTAGTTGCTATTTGCCAAGTCACAAAACCTGCACCTATAGCCGCTACTAAAGATGTTACGGCATCACCATTTTTCAAAATTTCGGCTAACGCTTTTGTCAAGTCTGTTATTATAGGTTCAATTACCTTGCTTAACTCAACTAATGATTGATTAAGGTCATATTGTGCATTTGCACTTTCAACAAGATTAGAATTGCTTTTTCTGTATTCTTCGTTGACTTTTGCAAGTCCTGATTTGGCAAGAGTATCTAATATATATTCTTGTTCGGTTCCTGATTTAATTGCTCTTTTTAATCCTTTGTCAAAATCATCCACCGAAACACCTACCCTGCCTAACATTTCCTGAAATTGTCCGGTGGATTTACCTGTAGCAAGGGTTTCTTGCAAGCTATCCGCAAGGCTTTCAATTTTTAATGTGTCAGGGAACTTGATTACTGCACCTGATAATGCGTCTACAGCTTCTTGCAATTTGTTGCCTTTAAATCCCGCCTGAAATAGATTTGATAATGCTTCTATATTGCTATCTGATTCACCAGTAATTGCATTTAAATCTCTTAACGCATTATTGGTATCCTCCATGCTTACTCCTGCCACTTTTGCATTTGTTTCAAGCTTGGCAAAATCCTCACGAAATTCTTTTGTACTTTTTGTCAGTTCAATTATTTTTGTTATAGCCGCTTGTATTCCATTTGCAATAAGATTGCCAAATGCAACTGTCATTGCACCTAGTTTATTTTTTGAATTTTCACTTTCATCATTAAATTTCTTTGTGGAATTTGATGTTTTATCAAGGCCTTTTCTGGTTTCCTCAAGTGAATCATCAAGGCTTTTATAACCTTCTTTAAAATCATCCAGCATAGAATTTGCAGATTGCATTGTTTTATTTCCACGATTCAATGAGCTAAGAAAATTGCTTTCAGCTTCGGTTGCTTTTCTTAGCTCAGCTTCTGCGGAAATCAATTCCCTTTGAAACGCTCTATATTGTTCCTCTGAAATCTTTTTTAAATTAAAACTTTCTTCCACTTGCTTTTGCGCTTTCGCTAATATGTTTACCTTATCAGCAGTATTTTGCACTGCCTTAGTAAGTAATTCCTGTTTTTGTGCCAATAAAGCAGTATTTGTAGGATCTAATTTTAACAGCTTCTCAACTTGCCTAAGTTCTGATTGCAAGTCTCTGCTGTTTTTATTCACCCCTTGCAATGCCTTGTTTAAAGGTTCGGTATTCCCACCTATTTCAATTGTTATTCCCTTTATATTTCCTGCCAATATCATTACTCCTTTCCAAACCTCTCTCTTAATTTTGCTCTATCCGGTTTTGTTTGTTCCAATATCCAGCACCTATTTAAATATTTCTGTCCTTCCTCTGTCTGCATATATTTGTATATTACTGCATCCCGGAGTATTGCCTGATATGTAAATACATCAAGTTCATATATTTGAGCAAAATTAAAGCCGGTATAATCATATACCAGCTTTTCCTCAAGGTGATTTAAATTATAATGTCCCTCGTCTGTATCGTCAGGACAGCGAGGGATTCTTAGTTTGGGTTGTTTTTTACCTCCTTGAGCCAGCTTGTGTATTCTTTAAGAATTGCTTTGTACTGGTCTGTGTCAAGGTTTTCAATTATCTCATTTGGCACCTTGAAGCCAGTTTTATTCTTATTAAGGATTAAAGTTATAGCCTCCGACATTGCATTTTCATCATCCTTGTCCTTTGATAGAACGATTATTTTCTTTAAAGTTTTTATTTTTGGCGGTTCAACGTCGAGACTTATATCAAGTTCCTTGCCTTCATCATTTGTTACCGAAATACTAATATTAAAGTACCTTTTATTTATTGTGCTTATATCAAACATATTATTTTCACCCCTCAAAAATATTAAAGGGACATTCCTGTCCCCCTCAAAACTAACCTTCTGATACTTCCGGTATATCCTCGGTATATTTTATCAATGTACCTTCTGTATCATGCGGCAATGCTTTAAATTCAGCGTCAATTACCGTTTCCTTTTTTGAAAATGTAAGAGTAAATCCTTTCTGGTTTTGCCCCACAATTGTAACTCTTATATTTCCGTCAGCAGGATCTTCGTGGAGGAAATGAATGATATACTTTTTGCCATTATCGTTCCCTATTCCTCCGATTTTTACAGTTCTTTTGCCTCCTGTCTCGGTTACTCTTGCGGTACTGCAAAGCTTTTTAAGGGTATTGCCACACCATGTCATTATCCCGCTTTTCAATGTTGCCTCTTCCTCGGTAATAATTACTTTTGTAACTTTCCCCATATCGTCTTTTGCTTCATAAAAAGTAGGTTTATATTCTAAACTTGCCCCGCCTTGTATATAACCCAGCTGATTGTCGGTCACCTCTATTACCGCATCTTCTGGTATTGTTCCAGTAAACTCCATGCAAAAAAGCGAACCGCTTCCAAGTACTATTTTTTCTCCATCTGTAGACATATCCGTTAATTCCTTTCTATAATTTTTCTATTAAATTAAATTCGTACAACGTTTGAAAAAACATTTCTGTCTGTATCCATGCGCGGACTTTTGAATAATGTATTACTTTTCCATTCAATAGACCTTCAATCTTTTGCTCAGCTTCATTGTTAATTTTATCTGAGTACAATTCAACGCTTATCTGCCTGTCAGCTATACAATTTTTATTATCTGCACCACCAACCTCAGTATTGTCAACAAATATTATGTAGGGTTGTGCAGGAGGCTTTAGAAATCTTTCCTCGGCTACTTTATAACCAGTTGTCTCCAACCATGTTTTAACGTCTGTTAGCATCCTCTATTGCCTCCCTCGCCAGTTCTTCCATACGCTCTTGTGCTAATTCTTCGCCGTATTTTATATGCGGAAATGCTCCGGCTCTTCCGCCTTGACAAAGTGCATGCCCATTTTCAAGCAGGTGCGTTAGTCTATGTTGTCCATCTGCAACATACCAGGTTTTCCTTTTATCAAACTTACTCTCATACGATGTCTTTAGCCGAAAAGCTTTAACGTATTTGCCGCCCGGTCGTTGTTTAAAGGTTATATGATTTTTTATTTCTTGATTGACTTCATCTGCAACAATATCTACGGCTTTTTTTATTTCATCCGCTGCATTAGCTGAGTAGTTTTGAAGCTCCTCAGCTAATGCAGCTGCCAAGTCATTAATATTAATCAATTCCATTTTGTTTAACCTCCATGCATTTCGAGTTGTTTCAGAGTCAAATCAATACTCAGAGGGTTAGTGTCGTATTTATTTTGAATAAGTATGATATCATGCTTACCTCTGCCTCTTATCTCCAAAGTATCATGAGTATCAATATCAGGCACTTGCTGGATACGAATTACCGCATTAACCTCATCTTGTACTGCTCTGGCTGCAAACACACGATTAAACCCTAAAGCACGATCAGAAAAACCCAAACTTTGATATTTATATGTTTTATTTCCCTCTTCATCTTCCGTATAAATATCGCATACACCATCACTAAAGCTTGTAAAATCTATATTGTCTGTTTTAATTATCATTGGGTTGCCTCACTTTCAGTATTAACCTGACTATTTATGTGCAAGCTTAGTAATTCGGCCGAAAAATTCTTTTCAAACATTTCAAGGGCATGACTATTTGCATATCTGCAATAATCAAAAAGCAATGAGCGGGCTAAATCTTCCTGCGTAAAGTCAATAGACACGCCTGCAATAGTCTGCAAGCGTGTCATCCCTCTTTTTATTATTCCAGTAATGTTTTTGTCCGTTGCTTCATCCTGCCATGTGATATGCAGATAATTTTTAACATCATTCAATAAGTCCTCCGGCATTTAGATCACCTCTTTAAGCCTGTTCCTTAGTTTTAACTACATTTGTAACAGATACTTCAAGAGTGGCGGGAGTAAGTCCGCTTATATCTGCCAGAATAAAGGCATTATCGTCTAAAGCTCTGCCATTGCCATACATCTTTGTAAGGTACACCCTTTCATCATCAAGGAACTTGAATTCGTCAGAGTATTCTATTTTGCCGCCGCTTGTACCGGCTCCGATACCCATAAAGTACTTATCAGCCAATCCAAAAATAGCACTCCCTGATGCTACGGCAGAGGATTGTATTACCGTAGTGGGATACGGGAATACATCGTGCGAATATGTACCGTCTGCGGCTCTTACAGTAGTTGCCGGGAATACCTTAGTAAAATAATCCTGTGGGTTTACTATAAGTAATATATTATTTACGGGTCTTGTCTTGTCATTGGGGGCCTGCGCTAATTTTCCTGCAATGGCTCCATAGTTAACAGGGCTAAAGTTATTGACTGTAACGGGAGTTTTCTTCGGATAAACCCCGCCTGTTACAGTTACATCATCAGATACATCCCTGTCCATTCCAATAGGTTCATCCTTGCCAGTGCCTGTAACAATAGCCGTTTCAAGAGCTAAAGCGATAGCCTCGGATAAAACACCCCTTACATATGCATCAATCCATGTAGGGCCAACTGCAATCATATCCTTACTTATTGGCATAAATGCAGATAGCTTGCAAAGTGTAAGGTCAATTTTCCCAATGGTACCGCTCAATTCTTTTGTAATGGCTGAATTAATCGCCCCCCATACAGCAAGCTGAGCGCCCTGCTTGTTTACAATCATCTTCGTTAATATTGTAGTATTAGTAAAAGTTATTGCTGAAAGTAACGGGTGAGCCTCTTCGATATCAGCTATAACATTATCAATCACCGTCTCCGGATAAGCAGTATCAAGAGATGCAAAAGCCTGCCTTATGTCAGGAGCTTTCAGGGCATCAATTATGCCTTGATAAAACTTGTTTTCCTCACTGGTTAGCTGGTGAACTCCCCTTTTTGCTAGTATAGTGCTATCCGCTGTTTGCTGATAAGTCTTAAATTCTTCCATAACATTTTGCTGTACCGACTCGGCAAAAGTATTAAATGCCTGAGCAATTGCGTTTTCGTCTGTGCTTTTAAAAGCTGCGACTAAATTATCTCTTAATTCCTGTTGTATTAAGTCCTTTGATTTCATTTATTTTCATCCTCCAATTTTTTATTAAATGCTGCCATAAGCTTTTCAGCATTTGTTTTTTGTTGTTCAAATTTTTTCGGCACTTGAATTTTCATTTCAATTTGCTGAAGCTTATCCTTTATAGATTGTTCAAAACGCTGCTGTGCTTCTGTAATTTGTTTATCTTCCTTTCCTGCAATTTCATCACATAAACCATACTGTAAACATTGTTCAGCACTAAGCCATGTTTGTTCATCCAGTAGTTGGTTTAATGTTTCCTCGTTCAATTTGTCTCCGGCTTTGGTTAGATAGCTTGAACAGCTTGCCTTGTCGATTACCTCTACATCATTAGCCGCCTTTCTTAGCTCCTCTGCATTGCCGCAAATGGCCATTGAAGCATGATGTATCATCATTAGTGTATTGTTTCCCATAACTACCTTGTCAGCAGCCATAGCAATGACAGATGCAATTGAGCAAGCAAACCCATCTATGTATGCCGTTTTTTGAGCCAAGTGCCTTTTTAACTGATTGTATATGCCTAAACCTTCTTTCACATCGCCTCCATAAGAATTTATATAAATATTGATTTGGGTGATATTCGGATGTTGTTCCAACTGATTTTTGATGTAATTAGCGGAGGTTTGGCTTTCCTCTTTTTCACCTGTCCACCAATTCACGCTGTCACCTTTAACATAGTCATAAATGTATAAATCCATTGCATTAGGCTCTGCTGCCTGCTTAATCAAAAATATTGGTCCTCTCACTATTCCTCACCTCCTTTCGCTTCCTGAATGTCTGAATAGTTTTTAGTTATCCAGTGTTTTTTGCTCCAGTCTGTATTTAATGGAATATCACCTGCCTTTTCTCTTAACTCGTCAATGCTGTATCCACCACATGCAATAAGCTTGTCAAGCGATTCTGAGATAGAGAATATATCTATATGCTTAATACAGGTTGTATCCACCTTAATAAAAGAGCCTTTTAAAAAAGCACTTTTACCATATCTTTTGCGGTTGCCTTCCTCTCCTACCATATCCGCTAAAGGATCAATGCAAAATGTCAAAAAATTATCCGTTATTTTGTCTACGTCCGATATGTCTCCTCCAAGTAGGGAAGGGGGAATTTTAAAGGCTTGTGCAGTTTTGTCAAATTGTTCCTTCACAATTGCAGCTACATCAACCATATCGCTTGTGGATTTTTTATTTCCTTCTCCGTTTTGCTCATTGTATGTATATCCGTTTAGTAGTGGCAGTACTGCATTCTCAGATTCAAAATAGCTTTTAAATCTATTGTTCATCAAGTTATTAATGTTATCTTGAAAATTTTTATCGCCTAAGGCTGTGGAATTTATGTGCAACGTTCCTTTTCTTCCACCGCTACGCTTATATTTACCTATAGCCATATTTAATAAATTGTTATATCCGTTCATGAGTTCTGAGAGCAGACGTTTAACATCGTTATTGCTATATTTGAAATATAGGACTTCACTCATTTTAAAGGTTTTATCAAACTTCATTGTCCCCCTTACTACGTTTGAAAAAGTGTTTTCAAATACCGCATATTCTGTTTGTATAAAATCATCCGCAATAATTAACTGTCCGTTTATGTCCAAAATTAGGCATTCATTGTAATAAAGCAATTTTGAAATAAACTCCTGAATAAACTGCGTTGAGTTCTGGTTTTTATTCGGCTCAACATTCCAGATATAGTATTCATCGCCTTTAACCTCATTGCCGTTTAAATATGTTTTAAACTCACATTTACTTATTGCTCCGGCTATCAGGTTAATTGCAGAACATATGGCAAAGTCTTTAATCGCAAGCAGCACCTCTTGAGAGGCCTGAGCCTGTTGATTTATATATACTGTTGACTGGTCAACCCCGAAGAAGTCCTTTATCCAATCTATAAATTTCATTTTCTCACCTCCTTTCAAGGTATAATAAAAAGCCTTATTTCTAAGACTTATTTTTAATATGTATACACTCCAAAATCAAAATTAACCGTTTCGCCACTATCCTCTAAATTTCCACTTGCACACATAGCCGCAACAAAAGCTTTAAAACCATCTGTTTTCCTGCTTTTGGGTTCTATCTTTCCATATGTTATATTGCCTGCCTGTGAAGTTACCATACAAGTATTATTTGTGTACCACCTCATTAGCGGATTATCACCCCATGCAATATTGTGATTTACAAATAAACTATTTATTATTGGTGCTATAAGCATTTCATTGCTTGGCCTAGCTAGCATAATATTATTGGCTTCATTTTTATCTACATCAAAGCCGACATTTCTAAGGGATCTTGCCAGTAGTGTATAGCGGTAATTGTCCATGCCCAAAATAGTAATGTTGTATTTTTGTCCTTGTTCTTGTAACCATGCCGCCGGTATATCCGGTGACACCTCCGGGCCATCGACAAAGGTTAGTAACTTCATCTTCTCCCATTCTTTTAGCGGTGCCTTAATGCGGCCTAGATCATTACACTTTTTGCAAACCCATGTATGCGATAACCAGTAATATATTCCTTTGTATATAAAAAGTAGTCCTGCACAAACAAAGTCTGTTGTCTTAGCATAATCAATTCCCGCTACGCAGGTACATCCGGTTAGATCTGGCATGCTCTGGTTGGTTGCCAGTATATTTTCCCATGTTGTAACCTCTGCATCTTTATCACCTTGAGGCATGTTCATTCTTTTTGTCGCAAAAGAAGAGTTCCCTATTGGGTTTTGCAGATAGTCACCAAATTCAATATCAAGCTCGTGCTGTAGAGTTGGAAAGAAAGCTAAACTAGGGTTAGCTTTAGACCATTTTTTTTTATCTTTAATTTCGTCTTCGTTATCAAGCTTGCAAATAAAAGGCAATGTCCCGTTATCAGGCAACTCCATTCTTAAAATTGATTCACTTTTTGCTATTAAATCATCAAGCGGGCCTCCTCTTACATCTCCGTTTGTTGAAATAATCGTTCGCCTTGGGTGCGGTTTTTTACCTAAACCGGTTGTCGCAGTATCAACCAGCTTCATGCTTTCATAAGCATGATATTCGTCAAAATCAATTTTGCCCGGTCTGCCACCGTCTTTTGTCTTAACTCCACTGGTTCGGAATTTAAGTCTTGACTTGGTTTTTAGGTTAATAATCTCTTCTTTGTTCCAGTAAAAATGATTTTTGAGCTTTGTTTTATTGTCTTCCATCACATTGTATACATCTTCAAAAGTAGTTTTAGCCTGATCTTCCGACATTGCGAATATATCGATGAAATAATACTTAACCCCATTTACAGGGGTTAAAAGGCAAAAATCTTCAAACGCAAGGTAACCGTTTTTCCCAGCTCCGCGCCCCACTAAAACAAAAAGAACGGGCCATCTCAATTGCCCATCCTCCTTGTAAACACAGTTATGTAAGGTAAAACAAAGTTTTTCCCAAGCTAAAAGTTCAAACGGGAAATACTTTTGCAAAGCTAAATATTCCTCAAGCTGCTCCTTGTTTATGTAAAGTTTTTCTGATTTAAAAATCTGCTCTACATAATCGCATAATAATAATTGTTCTTTGCAAACCTCAAATTTTCCAGAGCGTACTAAATCTATATAATCTTTTATCTCTTTACAATTTATCATCGCCATCACTCATTACATTTTTAGTTGTTAATTCCAGTTCTTTGAGGATTGCAAGCTTTTGCTTATTGTAAGATATTGCATTTTTAACGGAGGGATTTTCTTTTTTAATAGAAACTCCTGATGCCGAAGTTGTTTCAAACATAAATCCACGTTCTTTTATATCTTTTTGCATAGCTTTTTCCTGATTCCAGTACCAAATATAGTCATCAATTAAACTATTAAAATGTTCAACGTTTGCTCCTTTATTTTTAAGTTGCTTTATCAGAGATTCCTTGATTTTCTTAGCACTTGCCATATTTATAATCCCTCCTTTTATTCCCTTGTTTTGTTATTTATGTTCTAATTTTTTCTCATGCGCGCGAGAAATCTGTTTTGTCTACCCTTCTACCCGTTCTTCCTGTGCTCAGAGTTTTTTCGCTTTTTTAGACCGGGGGTACTACCATCTTTCCTCATTTAACTGCGGTTTGCTTTTATTCTGTAGTTTCTCTGGATGTTCTAAATCGTGACAGCTATTGCATAGCGAAATAGTATTATCTATACTCAACGCCAACTCAGGATACTTCCTCACATGTTTTACGTGATGAACGCATTGTGCCGCACTAAACAACCCTTTAGCTTTGCATTTTTGACATTCGTTGTTGTCTCTTTGCAATGATTCATTTCTAATCTGTTCCCATAAACCTGAATTGTAAAATGCTTTTATATTTCTGTGCTCAATCAGCTTATTGATCCAGTGAACTAATTCATGTTTTGTCATTGTGTTTATCCTTTAAAAGAAAAAGACTTGAAGCAATTAACGCCGCAAGTCTTTGTATTAAACATTATTCTTTTATATTATTTTAGCATGAAGGGATGGATAAAACTTCCCTTGTTTTTATCATGTTTCTCCTTAATGTTATATGTTAACAAAAGTGCAACAACTCACGTTAATATACAAAAATCATTTTTTACATTCTTCTAAGCCATTTGTGCTATTATCCAGTGCTGATATCAGTAATTCATTTACATGTTCTGGAGGTGCTTTGTAATCGTTTACCAATATACCCTTAATCTTACCTATAGAATCACCACATGAAATATGACCTTCTATAATATCAATTAACGCACTCTCATTAAAATGTAACTCTTCAGGTTTATAAAGTTGTTATACGTTCTTTGTCTTTAACATTGCCTTAAAGAATAAAATAAAAAGGCTTGAAGCAAGTACGCTATAAGCCTTTTTATTAAAAATATTATTCTTTTATACTATTTTTAAATTATAAATCATCAAGGGATATTTACCATGTTTTCATACATTAAATCATTACAAAACCCCCATTGTAATTTGAGGTGGATTTCCAGGGACGATGGCCACGTTGGCAACCATTGTTTTTGAATAGATTGGACCAGATACTGTAGCATACCCAACAGATGTACTAAGTAGTCCGTTTCCATTAGTGATTTGAAGACCATATGTATAGCATCTATATCTAGAATCATTGACTGAACATGATAGATTTTCACTATAAATATGAATTTTATTATCAGTATAGTACCAAATAGTTACTTCAGCGGTAAATGTCGCAGTTACACCTTCTGCTACATAAAACTGTTCGGTATGTGTAAATGTCTGAGGATAATAACTTGCTGCACTTACCGTTGGAATGCTTACAATCATCAATGTCACAGCTATTAATATTGCTAACATGCTTTTAATTTGTACTTTCTTACACCACATGTACATAATAATACCTCCTATAATTTGATTTTAATATAGCTTAATAAGTTCTAAACCACAAAAAATAATATCATTATAATGTATTTATGTCAATATTTTTATTATTTTACATTTATTTGTTATTTGTCTTGATTTCCAAAAACCTATACGTCTGGGTGTGCACAAACTTTTAGCCTATGATTACTCCGTTTTAATTTTTTATTAGTTCCTATCAGACTAAAAACAACTAATATTCTTCAATCCCATACATATGTATAGTAAACTTATATAAAGCTTGGTCTTTAATTCTGTATATCTGGCTTTGTTCTACTCCCAACTCCTCAATTAATGTTCCAATATGGTCTTTTCTTCTATGAATAAAAAATCTGTCTAATACAAGCCTCTCCGTATTGTCTAGGGCTTGCAAACCCCTTTCTATAATTCCTAGTATTTTTCTATCTGCTTCAAGCAGAAAGTTAAGGCGTTCACGTTCTACTATATTGTCTAGCAGATAGTCCTCCCACTTACTACCGCCTCCATGTGCTGGAATCTTATCACTTCTATTTACCTTAATCCCTTCGAACTTTATTTCTAATGCTTCTATTCGTTCCTCTATGTTATATATGCTTGCCTTTAGTCCTTCATATTTCTTTAAGTCCTGTACTGCACAATCTGACCATCGCATATTCTAATCCCTCCCTATACTTCCTTAATACTCATAATCACATAATTTTCAGGTATTCCAAAATTGCCACCCTCTAATAGATAAATTACTTTAACATCTATAAACTGCCCTGTAGACTCCTCTTCCTTTGGTGAATATTCGAAAAGCCGTAATATATCTCCGTTCTTATAGCCTCTGTCATTTAGCCTGTATTCAAATGTCTTGATTCCTCTTCTAACTGCCTCAAATTGCTCTGGATATATTTTTAGTTTGTGGGTTATCTTGTATTCTGGCTTTATGGTGTCCGTTTCGGACACTTCTTTACTAAACATTGCTGTTTCTGCTACTCTCTCGGCTTCTACTGTTGCCTGCAGTACTCTTACCGTTGCATATTCTGCCTTTTTAACCGCTTTATCAATTTGCTTTTCAACATTATCTATAGCAGTTTGCTGTAATTCCTTTACCCTCTCCGCTATGTCTTTCGGCTTTACCTCTTCACCAGCTGCTGCGGAAGAGGCAACCGCTTTTTGTTCTTCTGGCTGTAATTTTGCTGTTTCATATGCGGCGGTTATACCCATATTGCCCGCCTTGAATTGTTCTTTTGCTTCATCAGTAAGGCTGGAACTTATCTTTTCCATTCTTGCAATTTGAGTAGGGCTTGTTGCTAGAAGCTCTGCTATAATATCTCTTATTTTGCCTTTAAGTTCTAAGCCATCCTCTTCCTTCGCCCTTATTAATGCTGCTTTTAGCCTCTTCGCCTGTTCCATTTCCTCATATGGTGTAAGCTTTCTATTCAGGGCATTGCCCATAATTAATGATAGCTCTAGGATTGCCGGTGTCATTTCTTTGTAAAGGTATCTTATCTTAGCATCCCTGTTAAGCTCACCACGCTCAATATTTAGAATATTAGCTGCATTTCTCCTGTGCCCGCTTATTATTTTGTACTCATCATTTGTATATGCTAATACTGTCGGCTGCTGCTGCCCTACTGTTAAAAAAGCATCTGCCAGCTCTTCTATATTTTCTTGTGAATAAAAATTACTCTCTGTCGGTTTTACTTCATATGGGCTTAAAAATATCTCTTTAAAATCCGTTGATACTTCATCTGATTTAGCAGAGCTGTTCATAATATCCAAAAAACTAAATTTCTTTGCTTGTACCATAATAAAGCCCTCCTTTGCTTTTTCTTATATTGCCAAACTAAATAACCTTTAATTTTGTATAATCCGGATAATAGCTTTTTCTCCATACCATATGACAGTACTCAATCGAATCTGTTTTCCCGTTGTCAGTAAACCCAATTCTTTTATGATGAACGAAGCAATGTTCCGGCATAAAATTATTCCAAAATGGTTTCCTGTCTTTGCTCCCATAATAGTTTAATCTCAGTAACATAACGACTAACCCACCGTCTTTTACATCATCCAGAGCCTTTTTAATAATATCAAGGGCTATACAAAATGGAGGATTAGTTATTATTAAATCGTATTTGCCAAAACAGTCTGTTTCAAGATAATCAGCTTTTATATCTGCCCTTGAATCTTCCCTAATATCAATAGTCGTTATATCGTTGTTGTAAGCCTTTATTGCTTCTGGATAACTCATTGTATGTTCTTCATCCCCTCCGGCACAGGGATCTAAAATATTGCCGTAATTAAGATGATATCCATAGAGTTTGTTAAATTCAATTAAAAACCTTTCTATTTCAATTACAGGCGTTCTGTAATAATCTGCTTCATTTCTTACCATGCTTCTATTTGTACTACTCAAAATTCCACCTCTTATCCTTTAATATTAATCCATCCCCTGCTGCACACCTTTCGTCATTTGTGATTCAAAATCACATTTAAATATCTCATATTCTTTTTCATCTCTAAGCGTTCCATCAGCCATCATTGTTGCTTCTTTTTTAATGCCAACAACCCTTCCACCATATTTTGAAATGATTCTGTCATATAATTTTTCTGCCGGATTCCCGACAATGACATACCATTCAATTTTGCGGAATTTGTGCTTTGTGAACAATTCATACAAAAATTGGTAAAAGTCTTTTGAAAATGTCACGTTCACATTACCGAAGTTGATAGCACCAATGCTTGAAACCTTGTTCGATTGTCTGTCAATATGGGCACCGAAGTATCCAAGAATGTTGTCATTGTTCCCAACACTGACCATCTGAATATTATCCCAAGAACTACTGTCAAGTTCGACCTTGTAACTCCACCAAATATCACCACTGTAAAATTGATACTTGTCTTTGAAAGCAATAGACTGCCAAACATGATTTAACTTCTCTTGATATGAGAATGCCAATTTTAACATTTATCTTCACCTCTAAGTTGTTTAATATTTGTATCATTTCTTAGCGATTTGTAACTATCTTTTCAAAATAAAATTTCCCATCAAACGGCTTGATATTTATAATTCCGTGGTCTATTCCTACTCTTACTATGTAAAGTTTGGATATGCGTTTATGCAGCGTACTCATGGATTCTCTAAAGGCTTCTAAGTTATCTGCTCGTTTATAATGGTTACACATGCGACAAGATGGATTAAAATTCTTGATATTGTTTAATTCCTCCTGAGTTTTTGCCCTATCCCAATTTCTTAATGGTTCAATGTGGTCTACTTGCATATCTTTTAAAGCAATTTCTTTCCCACAGTACGCACAATGTCCGTTATATTTTTCATAAATTTTTTGCCTATCTGATTTTTTTATTGCCATAATTCGCCCTCACTCTTTATTTGTTTAGTAATTGCTTTCTTTCAGCCAATCCACGCCTGCCATATTGGAATCTTTATTTATTTGTTTCATGGATCACTTAAACATCAATTTCAATTAACTGGTCAGGCTCATAGGCAAAATTAGCTCCGGGATGTCTTGCTAATATTCTGTCAAATATGACTTGCAGTTCTGATATATCCTCTTCCGTTATATCTGCCTTTATGTTATAGTCCCAGTCATCATACATTCCATTACACTGTTCGTCTTCAATAGCAGCTTCTAAAATTTCTTTAGCATCAAATTTCGCATAAATTGTTGTTGTCGTATATATTTCCTTATCTTTATAAAGTTCTAAATCATTCAAAATATCTTCCACAGTGTTTACAGTATAATTGCCTTCAACCAAAACCACATCATCTTTTTCAAGTTCCGATATTTTAATTTTTTCCATAAGTAACCTCACTTTCATACTCTTTTATAAATTTTTTATAGTCTATAGCTACTGCACTCCTGGGGCTATATTCTTGTACTGCTTTGTGAAAAAATATGCTCTCTGTCGCTTTGTCGCTATACCTTATCTTTGTATCAAATATTTTGTAATTGCTTTCTTTCAGCCAATCAACGCCTGCTATATTGGAATCGTTCTTTTTATAGTTTGTAACTAAAGCTCCCGCAAAGCGTATTTTCTCGTTAAGGGCTTTGGCGTTTTCTATCTGCTCTATGATAATGTCTAAACCCTCTAAAGCCCATTCGTCAATTTTTATCGGAACTATAACATCATCCGTAATTATTAAGGCATTTATAACATTCAGTCCCATATCCGGAGGATTATCAATAATCATGTAATCATATCCCGCCTTTTCTGCCTGCTGTATTATCCTTTTAAATCTTAAATGCTGGTCACTTGCCGTTGTTTTTGTAACTTCAAGTGTTGCAGTTAAAAGGCTCATATTCGCATTTATTATGTACTGATTTTTGTACTGGGTTTCCTCTTCCAGCGTTTTCAATATAGGCTGGTATGTACTTAGTAATTTAGCTGCAGCACATTCCTCTGTATTGCTATATACCTTATAAAATTTAGATAAATTGCCCTGCTTGTCATTATCCAGTAAAAGAACTTTCTTTCCTTCAAGTTGTAAGCCATATGCCATTTGTATGGCTGTAAAGGTTTTACCCACTCCGCCTTTCAAGTTTATAATGCTAATTGTTTTCATTCTGCTGCCCCCTCCGTTCCACCGGCATGTAAAACTGTTTTTACCGGTATATTTATTTGCCTTGCTAATTCAATCTCTCCCTGCATCCCTTTGCTTATAACATTTCCGAACACCCATGCTTCATCACAACGCTTTACAAGCTCAAGCCCTAAAGATAATGCTGTTTCCCTCTCCTGCTGCACTTTATCGTTAAGCATTCCGTTAAATGCAACATGCGGAGCTATAGGAATGTGCCCCATAATTAAAACAGTCTTGCAATGCTCTTTTGCTTTTGTTATGTTTTCTTCTATATCTCCCTTAACCGGAGAACATACATAAATCAGCTTTTGTTTATACATTTGCACTGCCTCCATTTTTCAAATAATTTGTGATTACTTTTGAGGCTTTCTCCCATCCGTAACAAACTGCTGTAAAATATCCGTTACTGTCTAACGCCTCTAACCATTCGTCCTGTTTTTCTGTAGTTATGTTTCGACCTGCCTTTAGTTCAATATACAAGCCATGATATACGCCCCTCGGCACCGGCAAGCATATATCCGGTACTCCTGCTTTTACTCCCTCTGCTTTGAGCCTCTTCGCCGTTGTAATATTCCTCTTCCCGCCGTTCGGTATATGATACATTAGTTCAAGCTCTGGCATAGCCCCGGAGGATAAGGCAGCCCATCTAAATAAATATATTTGCTCTACACTCTCACTTGCTGTCGGTACTTTGCTCTTTGCCAATTTCTAAGCCTCCCCTGCTTTTCCGATTTTCTTTCCTCTTCTGAGGCCTGTCCCTCTGCCGCATCCTTACATACAGATAAGCCCCGCTTACAAATTTGCTGTATTTTATATCAATGTCATTAAATATGTAGCCCTCATATAACTTTTCGAATATGTCACTTGCTATATTTTGGTTTTTTGCTATCTTCTCTGCTTCCCTCTTTGTCATTTTGTTGTCTGCTATAGTAAGCTTTGAATACTTTTTTAGATTTCTGCTGGTTGTATATCTTTTTGAGTTTTTAGGATCTTTTGTTATGTATCTTGCCATTCCTTCTAAGCCGTAATCATCAGGCTGCAATCTTCTGGTTTGTGTCCTCCCTCCCTTATCCCAAATTTCCTCCGCCGTGTCTCTGCCCCTGAAATTCATTATTATGTGATGGTGCACCCGCTTCTTACCTTTCTTCTCATCCTCTTCATACTCTGTTACATAAATATATTTAAGAGCTGGAAGTTTATTTTTTCTTACATATCTGTTTAGCCGCCTTATGTAATTTTGCATATCCTTTTTTGCCTGCTCCGCACTGCCCGGTAAATGTTCGTTGTCGTATGTGAAGGTAGCCCATATATCTTCATTGGTAAAATTAGTATTTATTTGCCTTATAACTTTTTTCTTTGCATTTTTGTCATTCAGATTTTTTTGTGCTTCTCGGCTGGGCTTCTTTTTACCAATCCCGATATCTTTATTGCCTGTTTTCCAGATAGGGTATATTTCACATTCCAACATCTGACCGCACTTTATTGTTTTTACTCTATATTTCTTAATATTTTTATCTCTCAGAGCTTCTATCTGTTCCTCTATGCTATCCTCAATATTTTTCTCATATTGGATTGTATAAAGTTCCTCATAATTTTCTAAGATATAGCTGTTACTATACGGCACATATTTAACCCCCTTTAAGTCAATAATTTTAGTGTCATATTAATTAGCTAATAATGGTAAATATTTGTTTATGGTTGTTTAGTTAATACCTATTACAAGCCCGTAAACGCCTATCGGCGCTGATTTTCGCTTTTGACTTATGCCGTTAAGTATGGTATACTTTTATTAGGATTATTTGGCAATTAGTCAATTTTAAGGTTACGCCTTGTTTACTACTGGAATAGCATACAAGGCGTTTTCCTTTGCTTTCTGAATCATTTATGTAGCTCACCTACCGACTTTTCTGACATGGCGGGTTTTCCTCTCCCTTTGCTTTTTACTTGTACAATACGGACAAATATAGCCTCTTTTGTATCTGCTTACATTCCACGTTTTTCCGCAGTCATTACATATTGCAAAATAGGCTGTATGATCTGGCGTATAGGATAAGTCAATACCTATAATAAACAAAGGCTCAATCCTACTTATTAAGCTCATTGCTATACCTCCTGTTTAAATACTGCCGCATCTGACCTCACAAAAGTTAATTTGCCTTTAGTTGATTTTGATATCTTCACTTTCAGGCAAGAAGTAATGTTGATTGATACATCTTTTAATAAGCTGTCATAAATCATTATTGCTGAATTTAAAATCAGCTCTTTTATAATGTTTTCTACCGGTAATAATCCGTATGAAGCCGAACCACCACCGAATAAGTTTTCTATTTGTTCCTCTGCTCGTTTTATGGCCTGCTGCCTATCCTCTTCCGCTTTCTTTTGAACTTGATATTTAGTAGCTTCAATACAATTACAATGAAGCGTTGCACATTCGTTGGCCTGTTCCACTGTTTCAAAATCATCCTTGTCATGCAGGCTGTTCTGTCCGCAGAACCGGCAACTTCCAAAAGATATAACTTTATTCATCAGAGTTCTCCTTTCACCAATTTATGCAGTTATTTCACCGTCATATAGACAGTGATAATTGCTCATTTGACGGTTTGTAATTCATCCATATAACTTCCGTTGCTGCTTTACCCATTTCGCAATTAGATTTATTGGTCTTTACTGTCCATCCTTTAAGCATTTCATTATAAATTTCATTCATATAACCGGATATCATTACCGGGCCTGTATGCCCTGTTAATGCTTCAAGTAGTTCTATATGGTCATTATCAGTCATTTCACATTTGTAAATTCTTTTACTGCGGGTACTGAGTACATATGGAGGATCACAGTAAATAAATACATACGGTCTGTTATATCTCCTAATCAGGTCTACTGCAGGCATGTTCTCAATTTGTACCAGACATTTTTTATAGCTCTGTAACCTCTTCGCTGCTTCATCTATGCTTTTGTCAAGTCGTGTCCACCTAGATGTACCGGTATCGCCCGGCTTAATATGATTACTCCATCCTGATATGTCACTTGTTTTTGTGCCTATAGCCTGCCAGCACCTGACTAAAAACCTTCTGGCATCTTCTAAGCTATCCCCTGTCATTTCATAACTATTTTTATATTCTTGTCTTGCCCAAGGAGTATATTTGATTGCTCTTTTAAACTCTTCCGGTTGTTCTCTGATTACTTCAAATAGGTTTGTAATATTATTGTCCAAGTCATTTATTGTCTCTATTTGACTTCTTTTTTTATTGAAGAATACTGCTAACGAACCCGCATAAGGCTCTAAGTAAGTCATTTTTTCATAATCAGCAGGAAAATTTGATATTATCCAATCTGTCATACTCCACTTGCTGCCCGGATATTTTAGAACTGTATTCATTTTTCACCACCTGTTCCTATCCTGCTTTTGCTATACAGTACTCGGGTAAATTGGCTCTTGTCAAAGCTTCAGCAAATGGCGGCGGTACTGCATTACCACATCTTGCAACCTGAGCCGTTTTGGGATATGGTTTTCCTGTATAATCATGATCAATTATGTATTTGTCCGGAAATCCTTGAGCTGCAAATAGCTCATATGGCTCTAACATTCTCAACCCAATATCTACAATCTGATAATCAATATTATTTATAGTGATTAGACCGAATCTATCCTTTGAAACAACTGTATCTAATGGCTCTGATAGTGACTGACCTGTTCCCTGTCCGTAATACTTAATTAAAAATGCTCTTACTTCTCCGAAGTGGTTTGCACCAGCTGTTACAGTGTTTAGTGGTTCGTTTACGGTCTGACCAATAGAAGATTTATTCATTTGTGTTATGAATGTGGTTATAACTGCATTATGGTCTTTTGATGTAACTGTATGTACTGGTTCGTCAAGAGCACTGCCAAAGCCCTTATAATTTCCGGCATAATACTTTGATATAAAAGCACTGACAAGTCCGTACCGTGGAGAAGCATCAATCGTTGATATGGGTTTATTTACTACTTGCCCTCTCGGCTGGTCTGTTGTTTCTGTGTGGTACTGAATTAATGTAGGTGCAACTACTGCATGTTTACAAGTACTTACTACCGTTCCAAGTGGTTTATTTATTCCGGGTACTCTTGGGGCTTGTCCTTCCCTTTCGCCATAGCCTGTCTGAATAAGTGTTGGTGCAATCAGTGCATGATGTCCACCTGTGGTTATTGTATGTATTGGCTCGTCTACTTCTCCTCCGGTATGTCCAGTTGTATTTACTGCCAAGTACGGAGTAACAACTCCAAACCCATGTTTTGATGTTATTGTCGGCAATGGACATTCAATTGAATTGCAGTAATGGTGATTAGAGCCACTATGATTTACCTGTACTATAAACGGTTTAGGATTATCAATAACAAACTTCTGTAGCCCTCTGGCTATCCTCTTCAATGTATTCTCCGCAAGTGGCTTTTTCCTGTCAAATATACTCGGGCATGGTAGCGACCAATCAATTATCTCTGCCGCTGTTCTCCATGGCTTTAATAAACCCATTTGCACTTCCAATGAATTAGGATTCCCATGTGTCGGCTCAGGCCATTCAATTGGTTTTCCATCGCACCTAGCAACTAGAAAAAATCTTTTCCTAATTGTCGGTGTTCCATAATCGCAAGCCTTGAGTTCTCGATGCTCAATCTTGTATCCTAAACTTTCAAGCTGATTTTTCCATGCTTGAAACGTTTGTCCTGATTTACTTTTTATCGGTCTGCCTTTTCGGATAGGCCCCCATGTTTGAAATTCTTCAACATTTTCTAACATAATTACTCTCGGCCTTACTTTAGCAGCCCACTTTAATACTATCCATGCAAGCCCCCGGATTTTCTTTTCTACCGGCTTTCCACCTTTAGCCTTGCTAAAATGCTTACAGTCCGGACTAAACCACGCTAATGCTACCAGTCTGCCTTGACATGCTTCTACCGGGTCAACATCCCAAACCGATTCACAATAATGCTTTGTTGTAGGATGGTTTACCTTATGCATTGCTATTGCAGCAGGATCATGGTTGATTGCTATATCAACACTCCTGCCTATTGCCATTTCAATGCCTGTGCTGGCTCCTCCGCCACCGGCAAAGTTATCAACTATTATTTCTCTGTTTTTCATGTATGCTCTCCAATCTGCCCCAGTCTTAAAATGTTTGTTATAAAAATTACTTTGAAATATTTGAAATAAATGTGCTTCCGCCAAACAAATCTAGTTGCTCAGGCTCTTCGCGTAAAGCTTTTAAAATATCTGTCTTAGGTGTAAGCCTATCGAACGCACACGGTCTGTTATCAAGTAAATAGTCGCTTTCTAAGGCATTAAGCTTCACATCATTACACATGGCACAAGCAAATGTTTTCATTTCTCTTGCCATACCGTATTTCATTAATCCCCGCCATTTTGGCTGATAGTGTTTTCTCAGGATTTCTATGTTATTTCCTTCATAAGCAAGCCCAGTTCCGCAGGTATAGCAACCATTACGCTCAAATAGTTTGTTTCCTTTTTCGTCTGTTAGGTCGTATAATTCAGAATACGGGCAGTTCCTTGAATTAATGTAAGCCCATATATCGGTGTCAGTAAATATTGCAAGCGGTGAAGAATATAAATATTTATCTGCGCCTTTGTACAAAAATCCGTAATCAAGAAATGTAAATGTTCTGCGGCGGCTCTCACTTGCTAGTAATCCCCTAAACAACGTATCGCAGCCTAATTTCTTTTGTAACTTCTGTGATGGCTGCTCTTTTATAAAGTAGCAGCAAGAATGCGATATACGCATATCCGGGAATTCTCGAAGCATATCATAATATTCTTTGTTGCCCTCCGACTGCTCTGTACTATATTTAAGAAATACATTTATGTTTATTCTGGGCGCATCCAGCTTCGTTGCATCTTTACCCAGTATCGGGAATCCGTACTGCTCCGCTATGAACCAAAAACTAATTTGCGTTCCAGCCTCCCAAACAAGATTTTGTTCGCGAAATAATTCCCACATTTTAGGTGTAACCGCTTCGTTTAACTTGTCGGTAGAAAGCAGACGGCCTTTCTTGTTTAGGTACCTATGGGCATCACCCTGTTTCTCAATCATAGCCCACACCATCTTTTGAGCTTCGTACTTTAATCGCGGAACTTTTATGCGGTCAAGTTTGGTTTCGTGGAAGTTTTCGCCTCCCCATTCTTTCCCTAGCTTTCGCGCAAAGTCGAGTGATTCTTTATACTCAACACCAGTATTACCAAATATAACAATCATATTTTTAGCTTCTTCGGGGCAGGTTTCACGAATTAAGTGCCACAATGCTGTACTATCTTTGCCGCCGGAAAAAGCAAGGGCAATTTTCTTGCCATACTTAAATGTCTGGCGTATTATTTTTTGTGCGTTTTCAATTTTCATTTCAAGAGGCCATGCTTGCATTTCCTGTAGTTGAGCATATGTAAATACACTCTCTTTTTTAACCTTGCTTCCCATTTTTAAATTTTCCTCCACGTCTGGAGGCGTGTACACGCTTATTGCCTAGGATTACTCCGATTTATTTTTAATTCACACTTTGCCTATCCTTCATAGAAGAACTTTTTATAAAATCCTCTCCACTGCTAAATATCTCTTCAAAAATATTTTCAAACATTGTCATAACTGGTGAATCTCCTGTATCTGGATCGCTCATATCAGCTAAAGCATTACCTATGTAATCAATGAATTCTTTTCGTTTGCCTCTTTTAACATAGTACTCATCATAATTATTAGGGCTTTTCTCAATCAGCCATGCTAAGTCCTTAATTTTAATGTCAATCTTTAATTTTTCATTGTTTGAAGTTATATTAAATAACTGTTTGCCGCTGTATTTTTTCATCTTCCCCCCCTGCCTTTATATTTCATGCACTCTCAGCCTTTTCCCTAATCCGTAAAGGACAGCTCCAACTATAACAATTGCCTACCTTTTGTCCCTCTTCTGTTACTGTTTCCTCCTGTTTCGGATGCCTGCAATTGTACCCGCTGTTAGTTAAAATACCTCGTTCTAAATATGCGCTATAGAAATAACTGCAATCTTTTACACTTTTCGTTTCGCCTGTATTTATCAATTCCCTCACCTTCTTTTAAATTTTCATTGTTAAATGAAATTGGTCATGTTTCAGATTTTGACTAATTTCCAAAAATAATGTTATGCAGAAGCCTTGAGCGTTTTTCATGGCTTCTTTTTCTTTCTATTGATTTAATCAATGCTCTGATCTGATTTTCTTCATCATGCGTTAATCCAACCGTAACAATTGTGATTGCATCACGTTTCGCCGTTTCATTGTCTATGTACTGTCTCATGATTGTATGCTCCTTTCTATGCTTGTAAATTTGTATCCGCTGTATTCTGCATAGCGAATCTTTATAGCTTCTAGCATGTAGTCAATTAAGCTGCAATCAAATAACCAGTATGGACTATAAAAACGTCCTTCCTTATTTTCTTTTCCATCCCCCTGCTCATCAGTAAATCCATTGTAAAGATTAAAGGCAAGTCTACAAAGTCTTATTGTTGTACCCGTTTGCCATCCTGCATTTAATCCGTCAAACTCTATGCAATTTTCTTTGAAATTGTATAACAAATTAATGTTACAGCGTGTTTCAGCCGTTAAACCTAATGTGTAAAACAATGCTGCACGATATGGATCATTTTTGCAGTTTGTCTTTTTAACCATACTTTCAAAGAAATCTTTATGTATAATATCTTTAAATTTGAGTAACATAGTCTTTCATCCTCTCCTATTTATTTTTCAATTCTTTCATGCAATCCGGACAGATATTCTTGCCCTTGTATGCTTTAACATTTCTAGCTTGTCCGCAGAATATACAATCTGGCTCATACTTCTTTAAAATGATTGTTGAATCCTCAACAAAAATCTCAAGCGCGTCCTTTTCCTCAATGTTGAAAGTTTTTCTCAACTCAATCGGTAATACAATCCTTCCTAACTCATCCACTTTCCTTACTATTCCTGTTGCTTTTCTGCTCATAAATAAAACCTCCTAAAATATTTTTTAATTACTTTTGTGCTTATTTTGTAAATGTTGTAAACTTAATCCATTTAATGTAGAATAATATTGTATTTTATACTTATCTACATAAAGGAGGTTTACACATGCCAACTACAGGAGAAAAACCCGGCAAGGGTACCTATCAATGCAAAACATGTGGTCAGGTTGTAAGGTTAGATGATAGCACCGACACATTGCCACCATGTCCTAAATGCAATGGTACCGAGTATTATAAGGTATAATTCCTTATAAACTTCTCAATTGCTTCATCTGAAAAACCGAATACTTTTCCAAGAACCCAATGTTCAAAAATTGTGTTTGGTTTTTCAGGTAAGCAGTTTATTATTTCAAGCATAAAATCTTTATCATATATCCAAATTGAACTCCATTCCTCTGACAGCTCTTTTTCAAATGCTTTTAACCTATGAAAATTGATAATTCTGTCTTTTACCCCTCTTACACATTCTTTTTTTACAGGCAACACTGCCGCTGGTTTTCCCCTTAATACCATGTAGCAGTAGCAATCAATTTCTCCATTCAAATATGTCATTTTATTTTCTTGCCTTTCTTAAAACTAGGTATAAGCATTCTCTGCTTACTTAAAATTTCTCGTTGTCTTTGCTCCGGCAAGGATTCAAAAAAGCCTCTTCGATACCAATCCTCACATTTTTTCAAATTAAATTGATACCGTCCGTTCTTTAAGACTACATATGGCATACCTTGTTTAATAAATTTTCTTACATCCCCGTTTGAACATCTCCATTTTTCCGCTAGATGTGTCATGCTTAAAGTGTTATCGCTTCGTTCTGTATCTATTTCCGCACTGTTTGTCATGCTGGGTGGCTCTCCTCCTTTCTATGCAAGTTTTCTGCCGCTTCTAATATGTAACCTTGTAATGCTTCTAAAAAACCATCTATGTCACTCAATGTTCCGGGAATTATATTTTGGTTCTTTATCCCTGCTGTGATTTTAATATTTGTAATATTCATGTTTATCCCACTCTTCTTTCTGGATAAAATGTTTCTATTGGCACATCAAGAGCTTTAGCTATCTTTACAACATTGTCAAAACTTGCGGTTTTGCCTTTGTTTTCTAAGCTTGATATAGTTGATTGGGATATTCCAGTATCTTTAGATAATCTGTATATCGTTACACCTTTTGATTCTCTAAGTTTTTTTACTAACTTACCTATAGGCATAATATCGCATCGTTCTTTTCTGTTAATATTTCCTTTAGTCAGCTTGTATTTTGTCATTCTAATCCCCTTTCTTATTTGTATTGTTTACATGTTTTTTGTTGACATTACAACGAAATTTCGTTATAATGTTCAAGTATTGGTTTTTATTCCGTGCTAGTTTCCCCAAACTAGTAACAACAAAGATATAAAGTAATTGCCACGAATTGCCGTTGTTATGTTTTTTATTATATCGGAATACCGCGCTATTGCAAAATGATGCATTCGCTTTTAAACGGTAACTGAGCAATTTTAGGTCGGTATTTCGTGCTATTGCTAATTATATCTTTTATTAGCTTTAATTTTGGAGGTTTTAAATGTTATCAGAAAATTTAGCACTACATCTGAAAAGCAGAAAAATATCTGTATACAAGTTTAGTAAGTTATCAAATGTTCCACAATCTACAATAAGAGATATTTTGGCTGGAAGAAGTAAAAGCACTTCGTATGAAAATCTTGCTAAAATGGCATCAGCATTGAATTTGTCAATGAATGAATTATCCGGAGAAGAAGAAGTAAAACTTGAAGGTTGCTATTTAGAAGTTGCAAAAATTGCGCAGGATAAAAAGATAGATCCTAAAAAGATTCTTGACATTATAAATTTAATTGAAGGTGACAAATAATGAGAGCCGTTTTATATGTTCGTGTTTCGACAGAAGAACAAGCTATTGAAGGGTATTCTATTTCTGCTCAAACTTCAATTTTAAGAGAATTTGCAAAAGCTTATGAATATGATGTTATTAAAGTATATCAAGATGCGGGCATAAGCGGGAAAAACATTTCTGGACGTCCAGCCTTAAAGGAATTACTTAGTGATGCAAGAAGCAAAAAGTTTGATATCGTTTTAATTTGGAAGCTATCTAGGTTAAGCAGAAGCTTGTTAGATTTGCTAGAAATGGTTGATATATTTAATCAAAACGGAATTTCATTTCAAAGTTTTTCCGAAAAATTTGATACTTCTACTCCTATAGGTAAAATGCTTCTCCAATTGCTTGGATCTATAGCTGAGTTTGAAAGAAACACCATAGCTGAAAATGTTAAAATGGGTTTAAATGAGAGATTTAAACAAGGAAACAGCAAAGGATCTATACCTTTCGGTTATAAATATAACGAAAATAAGCAAGCAATAATAGTTCCTGAGCAAGCAGAAATAATTAAAAAAATATTTCAAAGGTACGTAGAATCAAGGGATGGTAACTGTATACTTGAAATTACTAGAGAATTAAATGCAACAGGGTACAAAACTAGGAAAAATAAACAATGGAACAGGACAACAATAAAAGATATGCTGTGCAATCCTTTTTATGCTGGATATGTGCGCACTGGATATCATAGTCATGGTTGGGTTTTAAATAATGATGCAAGTATTATAAAAGGTAATCACGAACCGATAATTGATGAAAAAACATTTAATAAAATTTCACAAATTATAAAAAACTCTAAAAGAATGAATTTTACTAAAAACGAAAATAATGTTGCCGTATTTTCACAATTACTTATTTGTCCGTTATGTGGTGGAAAAATGTATGCTTATTCTTATATGGGCAATAACTATACAAATAAAAAAGGAGAATTAAAACAATATTTAGTATGCTCATATAGATGCTCAAACACAAATAGCGGAAACAATCTCTGTAAAGGATTCCAAGTGTCATACAAAAAAATCGATGATATAATTATAGATAATATTAATTCTTATGTAAACAAAAAACTATATATGACTGCTGCTAAGAGGTTAAAAATAAAAAAAGTCAACACCGATGATGTGTTGACTTTAGAACAAGAAATAAAGCGTTTAAAATCTCTAAAGGAAAAGTATTTTGTAGCATTTGAACAAAGTAATACGGAAGATTTAAGTCCATACATTGCAAAAATTAATCAATTGCATGTACAAATACAAAATTTAGAAAAAGAGCTTTCGAACGTTAAATTAAATGATAAATTTACGGAAGTAAACAAATTAGAATCACTTTTTAGTCAAATAAGTGATTTTAAAACTATGTTTTATAATATAAGCTTAAAAAGTCAAAAGGAGATTGTGAGAAAGATAGTAACTAATATATATTTAACTAAGGATAAAAAAATCAAATCAATAAAGTTAACAAATTCAGATGTAATAAATTCTTATACCTAAATTACTTTTGCCAGCTCCCGTACCGCCGGCTATAAATATATTGTATTTTGCCTCTACAAGCATTTTTAGAAAAGCTGCTGCCTCAGCCGTCAGCGAGCCAAGCTCAATCAGCATATTAATATCTATTGGCTTTTCGGGAAACTTTCTTATAGTGACGATTGGCCCGTTTAATGCAATCGGCGGCAGTACCACATTAATTCTTGAACCATCCTTGAGCCTTGCATCAACAATCGGTACTGACTCATTGACAGTTCTGTTTACAGCTGTCACCATAATTTGAATAATATCCTCCAACTTTTGCGAAGATTGAAATCTCAGGTCCAGCTTTTTACTCTCGCCTTTTTTCTCAATAAATATATTATCAGGGCCATTAATCATTATTTCTGTTACTTCCTTATCATCAATGAGAGGCTGCAATATATCCAATCTGCGAAAAGAATTGAACACAGCCTCAATTATTTCCTTTTTCTCCGATGATTTTAAAATTAACTGCTTGGACTTTTCAAATACCGATTTTGATATTGCCTGATTTATTTCTTCATCTGAGAAATCTCGCTTCAAGTCTATTTTTTGACTGACAGAGTTCCTTATTTCATTGATAAGCTCCTGCTTCAA